AATCTGCGTAACGTGTTCCATCAACGAATGCTGGAATATCAGATCCTGCTGCTCCATCGAATGAGTATTGTGCTGGTGCTGAATTTTCAATATACTTAAGTGAAGATGATCTTGCTACGAAGATCTGAGCTGCACCTACGATAATATTTCTTGAATCACCTAAAGTTGCCATATTTTTATTTCACCCCTTATTTCTTTTTTTTATTTAGTATTACATTTACTACATTTATTGCCTTTGTTGCTTGGCGTGGGGCGTTTCCTCATCTTCATTATAGTGGCATAATTTAGCCATTATTATAAATATCGGTAGCATGATAGTCATATTTTATAATTACATTGGTTGAGAATGTTTTTTGAAGTCCCGCAGTTTCTGTGGTATTGCCTACATAATTAACCTGAGAAGCATTTACGCAATGAAAGTTTATTTTGTTATTCTGTATATTTTGACCAGCAAATTGATTTACATCAAATGCTGTTCTATCTTCTCTATCTGCAATATTAATAATAAAATCTCTCCAGTAAAAAATCTCTTCTAAACTGGCCCCTCTTATTGAGTACATCATTTGAGCACACTTAACTGGATAAAAATATTTATTACTTACTCTTCCTTTCATGAAAGAGTCATATATAATGTAAGGCTTTGGTCCCCACTTTGCATCCCCCGATTTATTATCTGAAACGGGAAAGATTGGAGTAACCCCACCATATGTTGAAAAAGAAAATCCAGGGACGTTGGCTGCTCCATTAAGCTCAAACTGCTTCCATATATATTTATTTATTACTGGTTCTACTAAATTACTCATAATCTTCTCCTGGTGCATTGATTATCCAACTAAGTGCTGACTGTCTACCAATGGATGCTGCACTTCTTGATTTTACTGCAGAGTTGAATCCTGACTCAAACTCTCTTGACTTTGTAAAGTGATCATAAAATCTTATAGACCTTAGATATACCTGATCAAAATAATTGTTGTAGAACTCTTCAAAAGCTCTAACAAAAGATCCTCTAACTTCTTCCCCTCCAGGATTTTCTATTACGATTGGTCCAGTCCTAAAAAATTCTTCACCGTCAATTTGAAAGAATAGTGCTTGGGCACTTACTTCATTTACTTGAACGGCTATTCCTTCTTCCATTATTTCTGCCTTGTCAAAGAAAGGCTCTGATCCATTTTCTGGAATACTTGTTGATGACAAAAAATCTGATGAAACTTGTACTGTTCTTGCAGCAAGAACTTTTTTTAATTCTACTAGTCTTGCTCCAGGGTCTCCAACCTGCCCCCACTCATATATATGGTGAAGCATTCCTGGGTTTGTTCTAGCAAGGGAATCAAGGTATTGATAGAAAGCAGAAATGCTTGTGCTAGCTAACTTGCTTGCTACATATGACTCTTTGGCTTTAGTTTCTTTTATAAAACCTTCTGAATATTCAACTACATTGTTCAATACCTTCATGGCTTCTTTAGAATTTATTTTCATAAGATACAAGACTGATCATCTGCCCTTCTTAGAAAAATTCTGTACCCAAAAAAATTATGAAATGGGTCAAACATAGGTTCTACGTTTCCTATTTCAAAAACAGTTGGTTCATCTAAAACTTCAAACCAAACAACTTTTCCACTTGGATCTTTTATGTTTGTTATTAAAATTCCTGTTAGGGGATAAGAAATGTCGTCACTTGATTTTAATATTTCATCTGCTGTTCTAAAGTCTAATTTATAAGCATACTCAACAAACTTTTCTGAAACAATAGCATTTGCAACAGCGGAGTATGGTCTTTCTTTTATAGCTGAACAATTAACTACTCTATCAAAAGACCAAGTATTTACCATTTCCCCAAAGGAGCTTTGTTCAGAAGTGGAGTAGTATATATCTGCTGTCATTGGATACATGAGATCTGACAAGTTTCCATTAGGCAACATTAGATTACCCCTGGTCGAATTCTATTCTTGTATCTAATTATTAGTTTGTCTACGATTAAATTTCCTGTACCCGCAGAAGATCCTGCGGCAAACTTAATCTTAAATTCTTTATTATCAAACTCAGTTATGTTTCTACTAAAGTAACGTGTATTTCCTTGAACTAAATCTTGCATTAACATCTCACAAGCCTCTTCAATATCGGATGGAATAACTTGATACCCAAAGCTAGCGTCAAGTAGGTAGTCAGATCCAGGTGCAAATGTTACTGCATAGTTTCTATCTCTCCAAACTTTGGTGTATTCGACCTTGTTCTGAATCTCATCTTGAAGTACAATTGAGCTTTTATCTGTGCTTATGTTGTATTGATCATACGAGTCATCATCTTTTATATAAATGACTTCATTGTTTTCCCACATTTGATAAAGAATGACAATTCTTTCATCAATGGGTAAGTAGTCTATTCCCATTCCAATAACCTCTTTTAATTTGCGAACAAATTGAAAAGATCCTACTTCAGCTTCAATAATTCTTCTAGCTACTTTTTCTGCTTCTATGGCTTGACCATTGGTGATTCCAAGCTTTGTTCTTACTGTTGTAAGGTCGCAATATGGCTTTACAATATCTATGCCTGTTGATAGAACGAGGTTGCTTGATGAGTTATATACATTTGCAAAAAGATTTACAGAATACACAAGGTATTTAGAGTTTAAGGTAAACCTTGCAACCTTTGAAGAATTAGATGTTGCAGATGCAGAAAAAGATTCTCCCGTAGACAAGTCTTCATATTGAATTACATACTGAGAAGATGCAGATGGCATCACAAGATCAATAAAGATTGATGTTGTCTCTGGTAATCTAAGAATTTCCATTTTTATACCTCAAAAGCAGATGCAACTTCTTGCGGAGATGCTTGCCTTACCTTATCTGAAATTTTTAACCACTCTTCAGCCTTGTCAGAATCTACAATAGTATAGCCATTGTTTAATCTTCCAAGACCAGGAAAAACGATGGAATTAGGAGCAAAAAGTGCAACCTTAACTGGATCTGATTGTGTTTTTTGTATTTTAGATTGTGGTTTTTTTTCAGATACCTTTTTTGTGGGACTTGCTTCCATAATTCCTCCTATCTTTTATTATATCATCTCAATAAATGCTTAAGAGGGGAGCCAATCGACTCCCCTCCGCTGCATTTAGAAACAATGATTACTTGCTGCCGTAGGCAACTGCGTCTGTTTCTTCGATCTGCACACCAAAGCGAACGAACACTGTATATTCTACTGTGTCTTTCTTTGGCTTGAACTCGCGGTGGACTGTAACATCTCTCTGGAATCCCCAAATTCTATTTTCTGGGAATGTTAGTGAGACATAATCATCTGGCATGTAAGGAACTTCCATGATGGGTAGTCCAAGAACGCGGTACTGTAGTGGTGCTCCAACGACCTGTGGGACACTACCATCAACAATTCTTTCGACAATTCTTTCGGAATTGAAGTTGCCTGTTTGGGCAAGACTGTTGAGTAGGCTTGAGATTGTTGGTGAACCTGCATAGAACTTCATTGCAGATCTTGAACCACGGTACTTGCGTGGCATAGCTAGGACAATATTTTGTAGATCCTGTACGGTCCATGCTGAACCACTGGAAGAGACAGATGCTGCCTGGTTTCCAGCGGCTTCTTTTGCATAGAAGCCCTGCATAATCTTCAAGAAGTTGTTTGTTCCTGAACCTGTGCCGTTAATTGCAAGATCCTCAAGATCGTTTGCAAATGCACGAGTCATAGAGCGAACTAGGTGATCTTCAAGCTGGGCACCTTCGATATTATCTTCGAGTGCTTCAGTTGCAACTTCCCAGTCTAGTCTAATCTTCTTTGTTACGATTTCTACCTTAGTGAAGGCTACGTCTGCGTTTGTGTATGTACCATCAGCCTGATTTGCTGCACGGATTACACGCTCACCTACATTTAGCTTCTCTAGTTCTGCAGTGTTAGAACGCATAGTTACTCTACGACCATCTTGAGCTAAAACTTGCTGTTCCCAGATGTATTCGATAAACTGGCGGGACTGCTCAGGATTGAGAATACCACCGTCATCTGTTGTGCTACCAACGACACCCAAATCACCTGATGCGGGATTTGTAATTGCGCCAATACCACCAGAGACTACTACGCCTGCGTCTGCTGACTTTTCTAAAATTTCTTCTGACATTTTACTTTCACCTCCTGTTTTATTTACCGATATAAGTCGGCGGAATTGAGGAAACGACCGCCCCACATCGATTTATTTATTTTTTCTCCCTGTACGATCCCGCCAAGATCGCCAGACTTGCGAACAGCAGTGTCTTCCTCTATTGCGGATACACGCTGTCCAAACTCTTCAACATTACCTTTAACAACCTTTACCTCTTGTGAAACGTTATTAACTGAGCCAGTAAGTTCCCCTACCTTATCTGCAATGCTTTTTACTGCTGCTGCTAGATCTGCTACTGCAACAACTACTGAATCCTTGATTTCCTCTACAGATTTCGCCAAGTCTTCATCGCTGTCTGCAGGAGTTGTGGATGTCTCTACAGCTTCTTCTACAGCTTCCTCGTCAGCAGACTTTTCAACAATCTCTTCTACTGCTTCTTCAATAACTTCTTCAATTGCCTCTTCAACTGCCTCTTCGATCTCTTCGATTTCTTCGGCAAGTTCTTCTGCAACTTCTTCAGCTACTTCTTCAGACTTTGTTACTAAGTCCTCTGCTGGATCTGTACTCTTATTTCTATTTAGAATTCCCACATTAATCCCCTCCTTTTCATCGTTGTCAGCAATTGACTTGGCTACTTCGTCAATCGCCATTGTGATATCAGATTGTTCATCTGAAACTTGTACATTGTAGCTCTTTATAAGATTTCCAATTGTTTCTGCTTTAGAAGCATCGCTGCTTTCTACAAAACCAATGTTTGTCATTTGTCTATCGCAACTTGGGCAAGAATATTGTGACTTCTCGCTAATAATAACCATTTCGCTTGAGTTACACCAGTAAACATTTTCTAGGTAGTTTTTCTCAAGAATGTCTGCTCCGTTAAACTTTTGTACAGAAACAACGTTTGAGTCAGGGTTCGCTGGATTATCAACAAGTGAAAGTTCAAAAAGATCATAGTCTTTGATCATTCTAACTGGATTATCCATTCCCTTGGTATAAATATCTTCTGTATCATTAATTTTGCCGCCAATAGAAAATCCTGTAAGAATTCTTTCTGTTACCTTGTGCCAGGTATCTTGAGCACCTTTGGATACATATACATCAACAAAAATGCCATTATGAATTTCTCCGCTTTCTTTGTCAAAGTATTTATCTCTTTTAAAAGAAACTACTTTTCCTACCGCTAGGGGTGTGTGTTGTTCTCTTACATTACCCCTAAAACTGTCAAAAGCTTTTTCTGAGGCTTCAATAGAAACAATGTCGCCCTGCTTGTCAACAACATCTGTTGTCGCCCAACCAGAAACAATTCTTTTTTCTGCGTCTATCTTTTGGATAGGCATAAGAATTGAAATGTTTTCGCCGCTTGTATTCCAAAAGGCTTTTTCTAATGAATTCATCTTATCACCATTGTATCGTTATAATTTAGTAATTTTACCACATTTTGTATTTTATTGAGTTGTACGACCTTCTCCACCAGCATTTCTCCCTGTTGGAGAATTTGGACTATCTGTTGCGTTATTCTGTCTTTCTGTATCCCGTGACCTTTGAGTAGTATTTTCCGCTCTTTGCTGAGCAGTTAATTGAAGTGGATCTTGTCCACCCTGTCTCATT